CGCGCATACTCACCATAATCAATAGCAAGCTCACCCTGAGCCTCCACAGCTTTTCCATTGCTTTTGCCATATAACTGAAGTACATCGTCAATGTTGATAGGATCAGGCGGGATTTTCTTCCGAACGTTTTCGTTCCAGAAGCGGGAGCATTTTTCTTTGATCACTTGAAACACATCCGGACGCGCATCCACCCAGTACATCCGGAAATCCGATCCTCCGATCAGCACCGCGAGATACATTCCCTTGAGCTTCAGAATGCCGCAGTACCACTGAAGTTGCGTCTCATAATAAAGTGGGATCACATGCTCGGTTCTGAGATTGTGCTGTTTGATCTCAAGCTCCTGAGAAGGCCCCCAAAGGTCAGCGGTAAAAGCGTTCGCTGTTTTTGCCTCAAACGCTACGTCCGTGTTGATGATTCGCTCAACCCCAGTGATGTCGGCATAGCGCTCGATTTCTTCTACCTTCAGCAGCGGCCGAACTTTCCCGGCAATCTCGGGATTGATAATTGCTCGGTCGATGTTTGCGATTGCCCAAGGAGTTTCCGGATCAGCGAACTGGTGACTGACTTTCTGCACTTTCTTCCCGGTACGCAACTGAAATTCTTTGGCCACTGTATCCTCGAGAACTGTTCCCCAGTAAGCAGGCTCGGACATTCCCTTGTCCTCAGAGAGACCGAGTTTATCGTTCCATACATCCAGGGGCGTCTTCCACGGATTCAAACCGAGAACCGCTGCAACATCAGAACCACCGATTCCTGTACGCCGGCCCTCTAACCAGGCGGATCGTTGATCGTTATTCATTTTTTCGGATTCCTATCAATAAAAAAATCTGTAAATAGTGCTGAAAAAGGGGTCTGCGGGAGGATTGGTGTTTTATTGTTTCTCAGGGCTAATTCTTCTTCGCGTCTTTTGCGATACCATTCTTTGCTCTGCGCAACCCTCTTTTCTTTGTTTTTTGCGTAGTACTCGCGCTTCACTTCTCGGTTGCGCTGTTTTTTACGCTCTGCGTCAGTAATTACTGCCATTCGTTTTCCTTCAAAAATTCGTCGAACAAAGGCTCGATCTCTGGATGTCTTTCATCCTCGCCCGCTTCCGCCAGTTCGTTGATGTGTTTATCGCAATAGCGCGGGATGTACTCTTCAAAGAACTTTTCGAGCAGACGCTCATACTCTGCTTCGCGTTTTTCTTCTTGCCAGGACGGCTGCCAGAGGTCCCCAGGGCCAGGGCATGTTCGAGGTGTGTAAGTCATTACAGCCACTCCACGAGAAAGAAGGGAAGAATCACCGAGGCGGCCAGCATGACGCCAGAGAGCACCAACAGGCAGACGTTGTCTCCGTCCGCATTTTTCATTGTCAGAAACTTCTTCATAACAACCTCCAAAGAAAAGCCCCCGAAAGCGCATCAAGGAGTCAGCGCTAACGAGGGCCAGGAGAGAGAAACTTAAAAACTAACTTTTGACATCTGGATAGATGTCTCGGTCAATCGTTTGCCAAACGAGATCAGAAATGAAATTCGACGCATACTCTTTAAAGAGCGCCTTGACTTCCTTCTGAGCTTCAGCAGTCGAAACAACGTGTGCCAGGTCAAGCGTTATCTCTTTCTTTCCAGAGAGCAGGGCGGACACCACAGCGCGCTCGGCATACTTAAGAGCATCAGTGAGACAGATTGCAGATCCGCGCTCTTTCAAAATGTCTTCAACAGCAACATCAAAAATCTGTTTTTGTTCATCTACTAACAGGTCCATTTTTCTCTCCTTAAAACTATGTAAAAAAGACCACATTCATAAGCTCCCCTAAGCGCTGAACTGGAACTAACAGTTATTGGTAAAAGCCCGAGGAGCTTTTAAAGATGGTCTGAAGGTGCTCGTCTTTCCGAGCTGTCACCTCCGCGGGATAATTAATTTGTCAACACTCAATTAACCAATGGAGGAAAAGATGTTTGCTTATGAAACTTTGCTTGAAGCGCTGAAAGCACGAAAGGCAGTGTCTTTTATTTACCATGGACAGTATCGGGTTGTATCGCCATACATCCTTGGCAAAAACAAATTGATGGGCTTGCAGACTGAGGGAGGGAGCCTTTCCGGAGAGCCTCATTCTCTTAAGTACTTCGAGGTTCCTGAGATAACCAATGTCCGAATTCTTGAAGGAAAGTATGTACCTCCTCAGACCGCTCCACAATATAAAACTCTGGGAAGATTCGTGTCACCTGTTTGGGTGAACCCATAGCAACTTCCTGAGAGTTTTCTAGGCACCAGACTGCGTACTCAAGAGCTTTCAGACCTTCGTAGAACTCGCGTGCGGCTGTCTCGCCCTGAGGAGGAGCCGCATTGCTGAGCGCCTTATATGTTTGCGAAAGGATAGAGATTTCTTTGTTCATTTAACAACTCAACTTATTGCTCTGCTAGCAGCGATTCAAATCTTGCAAAAATGACCTCTAACTCGATGAGCGCTCGTCTTTTTGTTCGGAAACTCAGACCGAAAACGTTTGCCAATAACAAATCGTTTACCTTGTCTTGTTCTTTCATGAAGAATCCGGAAAAGCGCCAGTCATTAGGCTTCGGTCTAATTAAGCTGATGATGTTTTGACCCTTGTAATAAATCTCATAAGCTTGAGGGACAACGCGCTTAACTTTTAAAAGCATTTTTTCTCTCCTGTGAAAAACAGAAGCGCCCTCCAAGTTAAAGATCGTTCGTCTTTGGGTGAGTGACAAAGAAGGCGCTTTTGTTTGCGCTCTTCTCTTACTCTTGCGAGAGCGCTTAGCTCACCCAGTTCACGAGTCTGGGACGCCCGAGTTTCTGTTCTTGGTTTTGATTTCCTCATCTGGTTAGCTTCTCGGGACCTCAACGCAGTTTTCTGTTCTTGATACTGCGTGCATCTCAAATGCCTTTATTTGTCAGAGGTCTCTAGCTGAAAAGTGTTTCGTGGCTACCGTTTGCCTTACTCATTCACTTCACTGACTGCTGGTGTTCGATTGTCTGTCTTCGCGTGACCAGCACCGCCTGCATCGGCCGTTTCGAATTTTTGCACTAGCAGGCTCTTTTTCTACCTGCTGCGTCCGGGTTTAGTACTCCATGGCCCGGATTCTGAAATTGTTTACCTTAGAGGAACATCAGGTTTCTCCTTAAAATCATTAAGGAGAAGTATAAGGAGAAAATTAGGCAAATGCAAGGAAAAAGTTAGGATTACCTAAATAATTTTCCAAAAGATTTTTAGGTATTGAGGAAATTTATGAATTGGAAGCAAGAAATAAGGCGCTCCAGCGGCAATAAAAAACCGCCCGGAGGCGGCTGTAGTTTTGTGGCAGATTATTTTTTTAGTTTTTTAACTTCGTTTAGGAATTTTTTAAAGTCTCTTCCTATCGGCTGAGTTTTGTTGAAAATTTCGTATTCTTTGTGAGCTTTTTCTTCAGCTTGCTTTTTAGAAACCTGTCCATTTCCCTCCAATACAGGAAGGTCATTGAATGCCAGGAACTTATCTACAGACTGGCGCAGCTCGAGCATACTAAATTTCTTCTTGCGTTCAATCTGTCCTTCAATGTAATCAAAATAACTGTTGACGGAACGCTCTAATGACTTGAGCTCCTTTTCGTCCAAATAGTTTTTTGCAATTGTCGTATCTGATTTATTGACACGCCCCTCCGGGCTGTTAGACCACGTTTTCAAACCCATGTGAGGCTTCGTGTGGTCTGCTCTGGCATGAATAATCTCGGCGGCAGTTTGATTGTTGATGGCAAAGTGAAAACGGTTCTGAACAGTTGCAAAGAAGCGTCTTGCTTCCAATGAATGACTGTCGTAGTCGATGCTGCATTCCTTGAATATTTCAGTAACTTGAAGCCAGATCCGCTGTTCGCTTGCTCGGATGGAGCGAACTCGTTCCAATAATTCTTGAAAGTAGTCTTTTCCAAGAACAGTCTTAGCTTGCTTTAGGCGATCATCATCCAAGGCAAATCCTTTGATAATGTATTCCTTGAGAACTTTCGTTGCCCACTGACGGAAATGGGTCGCTTGAATACTGTTGACCCTATAGCCTACGGCGATAATCGCATCTAAGTTGTAATGCATTACGTTATACGATTTGCGATTTGTAGCAACTATTCGGAAATTCCGAATAGTTGAATTTTGCTCTAATTCGCCAGATTCAAATACGTTTTTAAGATGTTCATTAATTGTTGTGAGAGAGACGTTAAATAGCTCAGCCATTTGTCTTTGAGAGAGCCATAGTGTTTCATTTTCAACTACTACAGCCACAACGGGACCGTCATCAATATTTCCGTAAAGGACGATATTCTTTTCTTCCATAATTTTTTGAAAGTCGATGTTTTGTCAGCCACTTATTTTAAGACTGGTTAAAAAGGAATAAGTTTTATCGTTACCGATTTTGGTAGCGGGGTTTTACCCAATAAGTAATCTTGGTTGAAGCTGTATTAACGCCTTAAAAATAAATAAAAAAAGTAAGCCGCCCGGAGGCGGTCAAGAATGATTTCAGTGATTATTCATCAAATTCAAAAGGCAGCTGTCCTCCGAAAGCCAGAGAGAACCTTCGTTCATATTCTTCTACTGACTGACTAGTTTTGGCGATACCGACTACCTGCCAAATATGCGCACGCAACGCGGTCAAGCCAATTTCGTTGAGAAACTGGTGAAGCTTGTCGTATTTTTTGCCCTTTGATTCTTTTTTAGCTTCCTTGAGCAATGCAAGAAGCTTGCCGTTGCTCTTGGCCAAAGGAAGGTAAATAAACTTCAAAGTTAGATGGTAATGCTCCCAGTTACGACCGCGGACTGGTACGGGAATGTCATAAAGTCGCTGCCATTCTGCGTATAAGTCGTCTGGGAACTCTTTTGACCATTTTCTTGCCTCCTCAAGAATGTATTGCCTAAAGGCTGCAATAACAGCCTCTTTCGTAGAGTTGTATCCAGCGAGCTTATAAACAAGTTCTCTAATACCTAGTTTGGCAGAGGCTTGAAGAATTATCGAAGCATTTTTTACTAAAAAAGCCTGGTTTGATTTAAGTTGATTATTGTCATTTGCCCTGATTATTGCTTGGCAGATGTCAATCAGAATCGTCACGTCATATCCATAAGCCTTCCGCCCGGAACCAGTCTGATCTAGTTTAAAAACAATGGGTTGGTCTGTTTTTTTGGAAAGTTCGGAACCAATATACGGAAGCATAGACTGAGAGCTTAAGAACTTTTTGATAGCCGTTCCGCCCCCTGTCGCAAAACCCAACGCTTCAGCGATTCCTCTTTGGCTCATAACGGCCGTATGGTTTGAGTCGTTTAGGACGTAGCAGGGGATATCGACACCAATCACCTCCTTGAAGTTCCCTTTATGAAGGGCCTTAAAGCCACCGCTTTTTACTAATGCTGCGTCCCGGGCAATTTCAGATCTACGCTCGGGAGAGAGTTTCTTAGCTCTTTCCAAACCGCCTTTGGACTGCTTAGTTTTACTATCCATAGCAAGCACCTAAAAATATAATTTGCTTGCTTGATTGTAACTGATTTTATGCTTAATTATTGCAGGCTAATTTTGGTGATCCCATACAAGAAGGCCGCCCGGAGGCGGCGTTTGTTATTTTTTTAATAATTGAACAATTACGATCGACCAACCTATGATGGCAACAACCAGCGGCACTAGGATTGCTCCTACTATCCATTTTGTTTGCTTTCCAATGGCCTCGGAAACATGGGTGAGTGTACGTTGATCGGATACGGCAATTTTTCCTTCCAGATCTTTTATGTCGGCTTTGGTTGCAAAGCTTTCCAGTCTGCCTTCTATGTACCCTAGACGAGTCTCATGTCCCATCATTATGCCCACCGAGTCTTGATCTCTTTGAGCTAATTTTATCTTATTCCCCTGATCGGCTTCCATTGCGTTTACCTTACTTGGTTATTTTTCCAGGCCTTGGCTTTTTTGATTAACTGGAAGTAGTCGAATCTCAATTCACAGCTGCAAACGTTGCACCTTAAACGCATGTAAACACTAGGAGGTTCATCTGAGGGCTTCAGGATAAATTTTGCGTCTCTCACTCCTTCAGTAACCGGAGGAGTTGTATACCTGACGGAGTTGGCCATTTCCAATGCTGGTTCTCCTACGCACATGGCCGAGCTCTCAGTGATCATGCTCCAGTCGTTACTTTTGCACCAGGGGCAAGAAGATCTATTGATTGCATTCAGATACTCAACGACTAATGGTGCATCACAAGAAAGAAATTGTTCTGTCATAGCATATTTCTCCAATTAATAATATTTGAAGATTTTTTCTAAAGTTCTCAGCAAGGGAAGTTCCATATCGGCTCCTTCTATCCATTCAGTCGTATCTTTTGAGGTTCATCGGATTAAACCGATCCAGATCTTTCTATGACTTCTCCAATGATCTGGACTTGCTCAGTGTCGACTGGTTTTATTGTTTCGTCCTGAAAATTTGGATTTTCTGAATGAACCATTATTGAGCCGTCAATCTTTCTATAGAGCCTCTTAACACGTAAGGCATTTCCAAAAACAAAGGCGTAGATTCGACCATCGATAATCTCTGTTTTCGAGCAGTCGACCAGGACAACATCGTGGTCGAGCAAAAGAGGTTCCATAGAGTCCCCCTTCACTTTGAACCGTTTGCAGTCTTCTGGGTTGATGTTTTTTCGCTGAAACCAAGATCGGCGATAAGCAGCCTTATATTCAGAAGCAAGTTCTTCTAGCGTTGAATTTTGTTCAAATCCTGCCGCAAACCGAATTTTGTATTCTGGAATTTCTACCCAATCGTCGTCATCACAGACTTCTTCCGTCACCAAAACATTTGGGGACTTCATTGGACCGTTACCGGTTGCTAACCACGTTGAAGAGACGCCAAGCAATTTGGCAACTTTAGGAAGGTAAATAGATTTGATGCTTTTCGACTTGCCAGTAAACCAATCAGAAACCGAGGCCGGAGAGATCGAACATAACCTAGCGATGTCACTTTTCTTTAGTCCGGAATCACTTAGCGCCAAGGTTAAACGCTCTGCCAATGTTGTTTTTTCGTTCATTTGCGTAACCCTTTCTTTATTAGGTTTTCCTAACATATTTTAAAGAAAATTATTTAGGCGCATTGATTAAATTATTCGGAAAACCTTATAATGAAATAAGGCAAAATTTAGGAAAACTTTAATCATGCGAAAAAGAACCGATATTCATACCGCTCGCCTAATCGTCGACTCTTTGGGCGGAACTACAGCGGTCGCGAACATTTGTGAAGTCAAACCAGCCAGCCTCTCCGGATGGTTGAAATCTGGAATGCCAGAAGGCCGCCTTTTGTTTTTACAGAAAAAGTTCAAACGTATTCCGGTGATTAAACACGCTGTCGCCAACTAAATAGGAGTCAATATGGCTCGCTATAAAAAAATTGACGTCCGAATTTGGAATGACGCGAAATTTAACGCCCTGAGTTCTGACGCTCAACTTATATTTTTGTACCTTCTCACGTCGCCCCAAACAACGATGCTGGGCGCTGTCCCTGTAGATAAACATACCGTATCGAGAATTTTGAAGTTTGACGATATACGGTATGGCATAGGGTATAAGCAACTATCCCAATACGGTATGTTGGAGTACGACGAGGCTGGAATTTTCTGGATTAAAAACTTCCTGAAATACAATCCGCCGGAGAATCCCAAGGTCGTAATTTCTTACGCTTCTTTATTAGATCTTTTTCCGGAATGCCCTCTATTAATAAAGATTGCTAAATCAGTGCTGAGGGCTTGCGAGGCAAGGGGAGACTCCTATGTGAATGCCTTACATCCGGAGTTCAAAAAACTTGCTAAATACGATATCGCAAAGGATATGCCATACGGTATCGCATACCCTATGGCATATCAGGAACAGGAACAGGAACAGGAACAGGAAATATATACACGCACCGAAAAGAGCGAAAAACATCCGGAAGTTCCCGAAAATTTCGCGGGGCGTGAGTGTGAAAAACCAGTTTCTCTAAAAACTGAAGCCATTGAGGAAGAACTTCCGCTTGAAGAGCAGGAGGCAAGTGTTTCCAAAAAGGAAATAGTTGAACCGAAGCCAAAAAAGGAAGTCAAGACACAACGCCTCCAGAAACCTGAGGAATTGACTGACGAGTTTTGGCAGGACTTTTTGGCTTATCGAAAGCAAAAGAAGGCGCCGGTAACGGAAAGAGTGGTTTCGCTTCTTCGTAAGGAAGCGAAAACCGCCGGCTGGAAATTGGAAGAGGTCATCAATGAAATGATGGTCCGCAACTGGACAGGGTTCAAGGCCGATTGGGTTAAAGACGATTGGAAAGATCCAAATGCTCATTGGGTATCTGCTTCTGAATACAACAAAGAACTTCCTCCCGTTACGTATTCGATCGGTGCTAGAGACAAGTTCATCGAAAAACTCCATGCGGGAATGAATGCATTCGACATTAAGGACCTCCAGAACCATAAGGAGCAGAAATGATGTTTGCCGCCGCTGCTGTTGTTCGAGACGACCAGGGTAGAACGTTTTACGAGCATCCGGACGCATTTACGACTACCCAGTTGGTCTTTTTCCCTCGCCTGACTGACAGTGAGCTGGCTCTCTATCAGGCTGATGCGATCTACGAGGATGAAATTGAGGTGTTGCCCAGAAGACGGCCACAAGTTCCGACGGTACTGTTTACGTTCTGCGACGAACCCAATCACATCAAGGCTGAATTTCTCAGAGGCAAGACTGTTCTGATCGACTTTATCGATGTCGACGATACGCCCGAACTCAGAGAAACCGTCCGTCGTTGGATGCTCGAAATTCCCAAATCCCTACCCGCCGCCGTTGTCGTCTCGGTGATGTTCAAAAACAAACAACTGATTGCATGGAAATTTGACTATGAATCCAAAAAATACAAGCGTTTCGCCTGAGCTTGATGACTACTGGGGCGATCCGACGAATGGAGCCGAAATAGAAACTTCTTTGTCGGAATACGAGAGAAGGGCGTACAAGTCTCCTGAGTTTTTTATCAACAAGGACGTTCTCGAGTTCAAAAACGATTTCCAGAACTATTTGGAAGCGAAGAAGACTCATGTGTCCAAGTTCACGCTTCCCTTTACTCAAACGAATGAAGGCTGTGTCGGGCGTCCGATAGATTTTGAATTCCGCCCAGGAGAACTGACGGTGTTGGCTGGCGAAAACGGTTCCGGAAAATCTCTTCTGCTTGGGCAGATCGGACTTCACCTCATTTCATGCGGAGCTTCTCTCTACATTGCTTCCTTTGAAATGGCTCCGGTACGGACGATCGAAAGAATGCTCATGCAGACGGTCTGCAGCACTGAGAAACGGATGATTGAAGAGCCTGATGTTGACCTCTTCTTCAAACAATTCGCCTCAAGAATGCGAATTTGTGATCTTCAGAGAAAGGTTTCTCCGGACGAACTTTTGCGCCTTCTTGAATCAGCTGTCCATGACTACAAGTCAGACATCCTCTTTGTTGACTCTCTGATGATGTGTGTCAGAGACGACATGGACAAGAAGGAAACCGATTATGTGATGACAAAACTGGTTGAGTTTGCTCGGACCAACAATGTCCACATTGTCGTTGTGGCCCATTGCCGCAAGCGTGGTGATGCCAGTTCAAAAATTTACTCCGTCTTTGATTCAGCTTCAAAAGACTCAATCAAAGGGAGCTCCAACATCACGAATATTGCCTTCAATGTTTTTGTCTTGGCCCGCGATTACAGCAAGGTTCAAAAGAAGGCTGAAGGAAAAGATGTCGATGACACAAAACCCGATTTTGTCTTGAACCTATGCAAGCAGAGAAACGGTGCTTGGGAAGGGTTCATCAAGCTTTGGAGGGACAACGCCAGTCTGAATTTCTGCACATCGTGGACGCGTGTTCCGGTGAGGCCGTGGCTGGAGCTAACACAGTCAGAGCCTGCGCCTGAACCCTACTTTTAGGAGGGTTTATGTCAGAGAGTGCATGGCAGTTGCTGATGATCATTTTGGCGCCGGTGGTGTTCGTGAATGTGGTTCTGTTCGGGTTGCTGGTGAGAGCCGTATTTGAACTAAGACGGGAAGGTAAAGATGAGCTTTGACGACCTTGCGTTTTTATCTCTGTGCTTCACATGGGCTTTGATATTAATTTTAGTTGCGTTGATAACTAAGGATTGATGTATATGGTCGGATGTTGTCTTTACTGCGCTCACGCCGCTTCGTACTGGATTGACGGTGCCGGTAATAAACGCGTTCCGCCGGTTAAATCATTCGGAGACATGAATATCTTCTGCCATCACCCGGATAAAGGAGCCGGCATTCAGTGCTATCCGATCTCGTTTTCTCGATGCTCATCGTTCAAGCAGGCAGGAGGCGATCAAATTCAACGCAGGAGAGAGTTTTTCTCTCGGTTTGATCGTTGGTCCACCCATGCGCAGATCATCGCTCAAAGACGCTAAAAAACGCCTTCATGAGGATTGAAAAGAATGAACCACGAAGAACTAAGTTTTGAAGTTGCGTGTTTAGCTTCGTTGAATAAAACGCCTAAAGAGATCGAGGAATTTTTAGGGCTCGACGACTACACGATTCATAAAACGTATCACTCTCAGCTAATGCAGGGTTACAAGCTTTATTTCGAGACACATGAATGGAAAGCAAATATGAATTACAAGCGGGTGGCTTTCTTACAACGATTAAGACGAAGGTTGAACTATGCCATAAGGGGAGGGGTTGAATGAAGAGATTTTTACAAGCAAAAGGCAGACTCAAGATCGGTGAAATGAACCGAACCGAAGCCGCCTATCGAGATTACCTTGAACAACAGAAAAACGCTGGGTTAATTCTCAAATACTGGTTCGAGCGGTTCACATGGAAGATTGCCTCAAACCGATGCTCATACACGCCTGATTTTTTGGTCATGCGTCCGGATAAAACGTTAGAGCTTCATGAAGTTAAGGGGTCTCTGAGGATCTTCCAAGAAGATGCAAAAGTGAAATGCAAGGTCTGCGCTGATGAGTGCCCGATTCCGTTGTTCATCGTCACGCCGAAACCGAAGAAAGAGGGAGGGGGCTGGAATGTATTGGCCTACTAGCACTGAAGGTTATGTTTTCTGGATGATCAATTGCTACGTCGCGATGTTCGTCTTCCTTTGGATCTTCAAATGGATTACGGATTATTTAGAACGCCGCGACAAACTCAGAAAAAAGGTTGAGTTCTGGGGGCTGTCAGCTCTCGGGGTTACTTATCTCTACTGCATGCTTAGCTACTTGAGGACTCTTGGATGACAGAAACAGAACAAAAACTCATTGATGATCTCAGACCTCGTTTGGACAACTGGCGCCGGGCATACCGTGACCGTGTTGTCAAAAATGTCTCAATTGCCTACGCAGTGGAGAGGGCTCTCGCACTGACGAGAAACAAGACGGATTTTTCTGAGGATTACACAGAAGATGATGGCAATAGCGGTTTAAGAGCCTGCGAAATCGACATGAAAGATGCGGACTTCCTTAACTTCGTTTGGCAAAACTTCTCGGCGCCGGGAACCGAAGTTCTCTCCATCGGAACCCATGGTCTGAATGTCCGGACAGCGAAACTGATTGTGCTGCTATACGTGTTTGGCTCCCAGTCTGCATTGAGCAAAGCAGGTAAGCGAATCTGGAACATCAAACGAAGAAAGCTTGATCGGTGGACTGAAGATGCCTTGTTATTTTTCGCTTTGCGAGTTCGGTATTTTGAACAAATCAACGAAAGGAAGGTTAAAAATGCGACTTGATTGGAGTCTAATCAGAACGATTCTCGCTCACGTTGAAGCTGAGACGATTCAGGAATTTCTGCAGGATGCGGATAGCATTTCTCAGTGGAGAGAGGGACAGCTGCTTTCTGAACGTTTGGAAGATAAGCAGAATCCAGCTCAAGCGGTTGTTTTACGTCATATCAAACTTCTTGCCTCAGCGAATTACATTGAAAACATTGAAATCAAGGAAAGCGCTGACGGTTACTTTAGTTACGCATGTACCGGCGCTCCAGAGATGACCCTTGAAGGCTATTCGCTCCTTGAATCTCTTCGAACTGATAATTTCATAGGAAAGCTAAAGAAATACGCTAAAGAAAAAGGTGTTCCGTTGACGATTGAAAACGTTATTGAACTGGCGAAAATTGCGTTGCCGGCATTGGTTAAAATAGATTGAACAATGGAGGGGTTATGGTAAGAGACTGGCAGATTGTTAAAGAGATTTTAATAAACGTTGAAAACAATACATTGCACGAGTTTTTTTCTGAAAAACGATATGAGGATTTAATAACCGACACTACCCGTGACGATGCAAAAACGATAGTTTTAGGTCATTTTGAAATCTTGCTAGATGCGGGAATCCTTAAAAACGGGCAAGTAACGCGACGCTCGGATGGGAGTTTTGGATATTGGGATTTTCAAGGTGTGTACATATCGATGTCAGGGCATGATTTGCTTGACGCTTTGCGAGATAAAACCATTTGGGAAAAAATCAAAGGAATGTCAAAAAGAAGCGGCGTATCCCTCTCATGGGAGTTCATTAAAGCGGCAATACCCGTCGCAATTCAACAGGCACTTAAAAATGTTTCTTAAGATGAACCTATTTATTTTTTCTCGGAGTATCGCTATACTGACCTCGCTGTTGAACAACAGCGCGGGATTGGCGTCCCGCCTTTCATCTGGCGATCAGTCGCCGTAAGGCGTTTTTTTTATGGCTGATTGCTTCCCTTATTAGGGTTTATATGATGTCCAGAATTTGGACACCATGTCTTTAATGAGTGAGTTCTTCGGGGTATCGAAAGATACACCGTCACCAGATGAACGGTACGCCAACCCGCAGGACTCACTCTCCCAATTGGCGTTGGCAGAGCGAGATTAAAACTCATCTGGAGACTTTTATGTCTAACGCTTTAACTTTTTCATTTGAGAACTCTCAACTTTCTGTCCTTGGGGACTTACTCAATCCTCTCTTTATTGCTAAACAAGTTTGTGATCTACTAGGATTCGGAAATTCACGTCAAGCTCTTGAAACACACTGCGACCCCGAAGACGTTTGTAAAATCGAAATACTCGACCGCCTCAACCGCAAGCAGTTAGTCAACTGCGTAAACGAAAGCGGCCTGTACGCCTTGATCTTCGGCTCAAAACTTCCAAAGGCAAAACAGTTCAAACGCTGGGTCACAAATGAGGTCTTACCGGCTATTCGCAGGGCCGGACGCTACGAAGTTCCAACAGGTGACACCATCACCAACGCGCAGCAGGTTGCAATCCAACAGGCAGTGGCAAGACGCGCAAAGAAAACGGCTGTGTACTATCAGACGATCTACCGCGCGATCAAGGCACGCTACCAAATCCCACGCTACACGGAGCTAAAGCAATCGCAGTTCGAGGACTGCCTGCGTTTTATTGAAGTTGTTGACTTGAGCGTACCTGAAGCACCAGCCTCTGAGCCTGCCGAGACCGAGAAGCCGCAAAGATACGTTGTTTACGCGGATTTCTTGAAGACCCTGCAAGTGTTCTGCTACTACCAGCGCTACCTTTTCAGAAAACCTCTAATGCAGGCAATGCGGGTCATGCAGGCTTTGGATGTTCCGGACGCAAGTAAGCTGTGGGATGCGGTGAACGATTTAAATCTTGTAAAGCTTGAACGTTCGCTCGACGATCTCGGGTTTTCAGTCAAAGACCTCGACTGTTACAAGCATTGGGCGCTGACGCACAACGTTCGATAATCAAACCTTAATCAACCCAAGCCCCTCCAGTGCGAGGGGCTTCTTTTTGGTGTATAGTCACAAGTAGACAATTTCAAGCCTGTTTGCCAGGCCGCCTAGAGGCTTAAAGATGACGGTTCCTTGCGGAGGAACCGGTGTACCCAGAGAAAAGAGGATACGATGATTAAGCCAATCGATTACATAAGAGCTCCGATTTCGGGGCTTTTTTGTTATCTGTTGCCTCTCAGAGGTCAACAACGGAACTTTTATGATCGAACCCAATAAGTACGACATCCAGACTGCATCCATCCTTATCGATACCGCCAAAGCCGAACTGGATAGAAAAATTATCGCCGAGCTTCCGGAGCAAACCAAGCGGCTAGCCTTCTACCAAGGCTTCTGCGTCGTGGTTCTCGGTGTCCTGTTTTATCTATTCGACAACCATTTCTTCCAAGGCTGGAGGTTGTGGCTGGCAGTTGTTTCCGCTGCTTTAGGGTTTGCGTCCTTGCTGATGTCGATTATCTTTTCAAGCGGCGCTGCTTATCCTTCCGGAATTTGCAAGGATTACCTGAGATGGCTGAACACTCATTACCAAGATGATGTGCCAGTTCTATCCGTCCAGAAGGATTTGCTCAAACAGTATCAGCGCTCGATCGATGCTCTTAACGCAATCCATAACAGGCGAGGCTACGCACTCCGGACAATCAATTTCATGTTGATTCTGTCAATTATCTTGGGTTGCTTGGCCCTTTGATTTCTCTAGCGGTTTCATTGTTGTCCACAACGTTTATCGACAAACTGCCAGCCTCTGTTTCAGTAGTTGTTAGAAGAATGTACTATTGAGACCAAATAAAGCAAAACCCCGACAGTTGCGAGCTGTACGGGGTTGAGTGGTTAAGATTTTGGCTTGGAGTCGCCGCACCGCACTCTGTGAGTTCCCATAATGGAGCGGTTCCCTGCGATTCTCCGTTGTGTCGCGGGCGCTAAACCTTGCCCCTGAGTTTTTGAGTATGGTGACACTTTTACACCCGGAGAGGGTTGGTTATTTTTGAGGTTGTTACTCATCGAAGATAAGATCCTCCATAAAATAGTATTGTTATCAGAAATGAAATGAGGGTTACCTTAAAAAGTTTGGCCAAGAGGATAAGATCCTTTGCACGTCTTTCCATTTGTGCAAGGCCATTCTCTAAAGCACCACAAAGTCCGTCTAACATGTCCCTCTTTAATGAATAAATGTCAGATTGATTGAATTGAGAATATTCGAGGTCTGTAAGACGGTTTTGTAAGCCGAAATGAGGCTCGCAAAATTCTGTTCCGGTGGAGATGTTTACTCCGAGCCAAAAGCCGTAAACAGAGCACCCAATTGCCAGAATAAGAAAAATCATTGTTGGTATGAAAAAAGGCGATACTGGGTACCCGTGAATGAAGGCTAGGCAACTATCGCCTAATCTCGATTCTTTAAAGAAAGCTAAAGAAGCAGAGATAACAATAAAAAACATCCACAGGTAATTACGGCAATTGGCTAATTGAATAGCGTAGATATCGACTGCAAATTTTTTGTATTCACTGTCTACTAAAGGTAGTAACCCGCTGATTAAGGTTTGGGCCTCTTCGGGAGGTTCTATTTTTTGCACTTCGTTCGGAGTTTCCTGTGTCATATTGGCTATTCCTATTTTTTATTTTGGCTGCATGGCCTTTTATCAACCAGTAATAGTCTAATCCTTGTTCATGAAATCAAGTTCCAACATCCGGCAAGCCTAGATTCCCAACGGGAAGATGCTCACTCCGCTGGATTTCTAATTCTCCTGACGAGAATGGCGGAGAAAACCGCCTTAACAAACTATCTCCTTGGGGTTGGTTGGGGTTGCGCTCGGCTGAAAGATGTCGGGCGCACCTTTTTTAAGCTATGAAAGAATCTGAACTCAAAATTTTCTACAGGCCGATCAATGACCTGATTCCGTATGCAAACAATGCCCGGACGCATTCTGAGGAACAAGTGAATCAAATCGCCAGTTCGATCAAGGAATTTGGGTTCAACAATCCTATCCTTGTGGATGAACAAGGCGGAGTGATTGCCGGACATGGACGCTTGATGGCGGCTAAGAAGCTCGGGTTGAAGGTAATACCGACAATTGAATTAATCGGATTATCTGAGGCTCAGAAGAAGGCTTTCATCCTTGCAGATAACCGAATTGCTCTTAATTCTGGTTGGGACATTGACCTCTTGAGAATAGAGCTGCAGGAATTGCAGGACACCGACTTGGCGCCGGTCACAGGTTTCTCAGACGAAGAGTTGAATGCTTTGTTGAGTGGAACTACCGAACCCGCTGAGGAAGAGGAAGAACCGGAAAAGGAAGAGCCTGAGGCAGATAGCTTCAATCTAACGCTCTCAATTCCGATCGAGTACAAAGAGCAGGTGCAAGATTTTGTTAAAAGTTTCGGACCTGAGGATTTAATTCAGAAGATCATCGATGTGACCAGTTAACCAAAAGAAGGTTGAAGGCATGGAAGAAAAAGTTCAAAAGAAGCGGACTCGTCCACGCATTCAGATTGATCTGGAGAAGGTTGAACAACTGGCTCAGGTTTGTGACAACGAGGAAGAGATTGCTCTCGCGCTCGGGATTAGTTATCGAACCTTGAGAAATCGAAAAAAAGATTTTGCCAATTTTGCCACCGCCATAAAAAAGGGAAAGGCTAAGGCCAACGCCTTTGTTGGCGGAAAGTTGATGGCTCTCATTCGAGAGGGAAATCCGGCAGCGACCATTTTTTACATGAAAAGCCGCTGTGGGTGGAAAGAGACTGACAGGAAGGAGATCACTGGAAAAGACGGTGAACCGGTCAAGGTCGATAAAGTTAACCAGCTGGATCTAAGCAAGTTGTCATTAGAACAGCTTGATGCGCTGGAGGGTATTGTGAATGCGGCTTCCAACGATACAGGAGATCAGACAAGCTAAGGCTCGTAAATCGCTCGCATATTTCACTACGTACACTAAACCTGATTACCTAATGGGGTGGGTTCATCGTGAGATATGCGCCGCGCTTGATGATTTTTTACAGGCTGTCGCCGATAAGAAATCTCCTCGGTTGATTATTACCATGCCTCCGAGAAGCGGTAAAAGTGAGTTAGTTTCCCGCCGTTTCCCTGCCTATTCCTTCGGGCGTTTTCCCGATCTTCAAATAATCGCTACGTCTTACAGCTCAGATTTATCACAGCGTTTTAATCGTGACGTTCAGCGGATTATCGATGATGAAAAATATCAAGAGATATTCCCCGAAACGACGCTAAATGGTTCGCGAGTCCGTCCGGACTCGCGAGGGTCGTACATTCGGACATCCGATTTATTTGAGATTGTCGGTCATGCCGGCGCCTATCGCTCATGCGGCGTCGGAGGCGGTATTACGGGCCAAGGCGCAGACTGCCTACTCATTGATGACCCCGTGAAAGATCGCGCAGAGGCGAATAGTGCCACGGTGCGACAGTCTATTTGGGACTGGTACACATCTACGGCGTATACACGCTTGTCTCCGGGCGGTGGTGTGATCGTCATGGCTACGAGGTGGCACTTAGACGATCTCATTGGGCGCCTCATTGAAAACATGGAGAACGGACAGGGCGATACTTTTACGGTCATCAACTATCCTGCGATTGCTGAGCATGATGAAATCCATAGGCGGAAAGGCGAGGCGCTGCACCCTGAGCGTTATTCGTTAGATCAGCTTAAAAAGATTCAGAAAACAGTCGGTTCGAGAGATTGGGCTGCACTGTATCAGCAGCATCCGGTTCCCGATGGCGGTGCTTTATTCAAGCTCGAGTGGTTTAGAAGATGGACAGCAACAAGCCTTCCGCCAGAGTTTGACCATACGCTCATGTCGTGGGATATGACGTTCAAGGATTCCAAAAACTCCGACTATGTGGTCGGTCAAGTGTGGGGCAAAAAAGGACCGAATTTTTACCTGCTTGATCAAGTACGGGGCCAATGGGATTTTGTGAAGACAAAAGAGATGGTCCGAGTTCTTGCCCATAAGTGGCCGCGTGTTGTCCGGAAGCTGGTTGAAGATAAGGCGAACGGATCGGCGGTGATCTCTGAGCTGAAATCTACGGTTTCGGGATTTGTTCCGATAACGCCTACCGAATCGAAAGAGGCAAGGGCATCGTCCGTCACTCCTTACTTTGAGGCAGGGAATGTTTTTATTCCGGAAGACACTGAAGCGCCTTGGGTGCCGCATTACGTCAGTGAGTTGCTTGAGTTTCCTGCGGGTTCTCACGATGACCAGGTAGACAGCACAACGCAAGCCTTGAACTATTTCCGCAATGGCTCAGGCGTCATTTTGACCCGAGAGCAGATGCAGCAGGCACGTTTTAGATTTTGAAAATCATGAATCAACTAGACGAAAACAAACGCCGAAAGATCAATCAAAAGATCATCGATGCGGCAGGCTCTCGCTTCGTGCCTCCTAGGACATCGTTCTCTCCGGAAGAGGCTAAAACGCTCTTTTATCCTCCGATAACTTTGAACACCAAAGAGCCGGAGAAAGAAGAATCTCGTTTCACAAATGATGCCGCGATTGGTTCGAGTTTCAATGCGTACTATGCCTCGTTGACACAGCACGCTTTGGATCTGGGACAGTTCCCGATGACTTCATTCGTCGGGTACGGCGTCCTACAGAATATCGCCCAAAACGGCATGATCCGTACCTGCATTCAGACCGTGGCCGATGATATGTGCCGGGAATGGATCCAGATTGAGGGCGGAGAAGACGAATCGGCGGATAACGTTAAGACGCTCCAAGATCTGCAGGAGAACAAATATCGACTGAGAAGGCTTTTTAATGAAGCCCTGAGCATCGTCGGCTTCATGGGAGGATGCTTCATTTTCGTTGACACCGGAGTTGAAGGAGAGGCTCTAAAGCTTCCTCTCAACTACTCTGACAAATCAGCAGAACTGGTTGGCGAGGATAAATCGGTCAAATTTATTGTCATTGATCCGGTCAATGTTTCGCCTGGCGTCTACAACGCAAACCAGCCGCTAAAAGATGATTACTTAAAGCCAAAGTCTTGGTTTGTTTTCGGCCAAGAGGTTCACGCTTCCCGCATGATCAGGCTCGTGGACAATGAGCCTCCTTTACTTCTGAGGCCAGCCTATAACTTCCTTGGAATCCCACAAGCTCAGATTCTTTGGGATTATGTTCTGCACTGGAATAAAGCCAGAGAAACAGGCGTCAGCATCCTTGAGAAACTGAACCTCACGGTATTCAAAACGAATTTTGCCGAAGCGCTGCAAACTGGCGGCATCGAGCAGTTAGACGCAAAGATGATGCTGTTACAGCGTTATCGCTCGAATGAGGCCATTTTCGCTTGTGACTCTTCCGAGGATCTGCAGAACATCACTCTGACGATCTCAGGAGTTGAAGGCATCATCCGGCAGGCATTGGAATTCATTGCGGCTATCAACCGCACGCCGGCGGTCAAGCTCCTCGGAATCTCTCCGAGTGGTTTCAACGCGACCGGTCAGAGCGATATCCGGAATTACTACGACCACATCAAGTCGAAGCAGGAGCTCAATCGAGACGCAATTCAAACCGTCTTGAAAGCTATCCAGTTGGTTGAGTTTGGTCATGTTGATCCCTCCGTTACATTCAAGTTCAACGAACTGGGAGAGGCAGATGCCGCGGCCACAGCGATCACAGCTAAGACAAAGGTCGACATGCTGGCAGTGCTGCAGGACCGCAACGTTCTGAGTGCTGAAGAGGTCCGTGAGTTTGTCCGTCGTGATACGGATATGGGTTTGGACTTCATTCCGGAAGAATTGCCGGAGGGGATGGAAGGCGAACTCATGACTGATGATCCCAGTCAGCAGAATGAGCTGATGAACAACTTTCTGAAACAGCGATCGGCTGAGAACGTGGCCCCGGCGCCGAAGACTGATGAAGACAGAGCTGGAGAGATTTTCTAATGAAGACTGCTCGTGCAGTTCAGCCGAACCTTGGCCGACAGGCAAAGTTCAAAAAGAAGCTCGACTCCTTTTTGAAATCTTTCAGAAATAGGATTCTCAACGAGATTCTTCTTTACCTCTCTGATGCTGGCGGGTTGACTGAGGACGCTTCCTTAACGTTCCGTCCGGACGATCGCCTTGATCGTGCAAGGCTGCGGAATATTAAGGAGCGAATCAACCGCATGGTTCTTCGAGATCCTGATCGATTTCGTCGCAATGTTGATGACTTCATTGCCCGCAATATGGGCAACTGGATGAGAACGGCGGATCGGGAAACGCGTCAGATTGCGGAATGGTACGTGAAGAATCTCGCTACTGATGTCTCAACGGCCCAGAAAGCATCACTGATGGCTGCAGGAGTTCCAGCTTCGGTTTTTGCCTACGAGATGAGGCAGACGCGCAAGCACTTTTTCATTACGCCACAGGCGGTGAATGAGCTCCCGCGCATGGTCGCCGACACGACGAGCCTCATCAGCAACATCACAACATCCGAGCTGACAAACATCCGTGCGGCTTTTATGGATGCGTATGAAGGTCGCGGTACCTACTCGCAGATTGTCGAAGCCCTTGGTCGTTCTTCTTCGTTTACGGCTCAACGGGCTCAGCGAGTGGCAATTGACCAAACTCTCAAATTGAATCAACAGATTCAGCAGGCCAACTGCAAAGGATTGGGTATCACACGCGGAGTTTGGATTCACGTCCCCGGCAAGTACACCAGTCGCGAAAGCCACATTGAGATGAACGGCAAAGAGTTTGATCTTTCTAAAGGTCTTTACGACAGGGAAGTCGGGCGGAATGTTATGCCAGGTGAACTTTACTGGTGCAGATGCCAGTTCAGAAGCATCCTTCCGGACTAAACAATTTTCGAGGTTATTACTGTGGGAAATCTAAAACGCACGGTTGCAATTGATTCTGTCAGCGTTCGATCTGTTGACGACAATGGTTTCCTCCATGTCCAAAAGTCTCCGCTGACAAGAGTTCAAGTTGCTCCGTATTACGGGCAGGAAATCGCAGGCTGGCGAGAACTCGGATTAGATCCGGAAAAGATCTATCACGCTTATCGACCGCCTGAAGAACTCAGTTCCCCTGAAACTATTCAATCGATAAACGGTATTCCGATTCATCTGGAACACCACGATGATCACGGAGCCCCCGAGAACAGAAAAACTCGGGTCGGCACTACCGGAACGGACGGAGCTTTTGAGGCTCCGTTTTTAGTTAACTCTCTCCACATTTACGACAAGGACGCACGCAGCAGGATCGAGGACGGTTCAATGCGTGAGTTGAGCCTGGCATATACGTTCGAGCCCGACTTCACGCCGGGTGAGACACCTGATGGAGAGAAATACGACTATGTGCAACGCAAGATCAGAGCGAACCATCTTGCGCTTGTTGAAACTGGGCGCGCTGGGCCTGAGGTAAGAGTTCGCGATTCTAATAAGGACTTTCTCAATATGGAAAAAGATGACGCTGTTGAGCAGGCTGAAGTGACGTTAGCAAAGGCGATTATCGATTTGCATTCCGTTGATCCCAACGGAAAAATCGTTGACGGCGCTCAAGATGATGACAAAGACGCGATGATTCAAAAAATCATCGAAGGACTGAAGGCAAAAGGCCTGACGGATGAAGAGGCTGAAAAGCTTAAGACCACTCTGTCTGACCTGGCTTACTCTCAGGCTACAGGAGACGAAGATCCTAAGCCTGATGATCAAAAAGAGGCTCAGGACGACGATCCGGAACTTGATGAAAAGATGAAGGATCCGAACTTCAAGGCTGGTTTTGAAGCTGGCGTTCTCTACGGTGAAAAACGTGAAAAGGACGATCCTAAACGCATCGATTCTGATCACGAACGCGAAGGCGAAGAACGCTATCTCGAAAAAGAAGCAGAAGATGCACTGAAATCCTGTGGTCTTGATGAAGCTTCTGAAGAAGAGAAGAAGGCTTTTGCTGCCGGATTGAATTACGCCCAGAAGAAAGATGAAGGCGCACAAGATGAGGATCCGAAACCTGAAGAAGGCAAGGAAGAGAAGAGCTCTGCTTCCGACTCCATGAAGATTCTCCGAAACGCCATCTACTCTGAACTGGCCGCAATCGAAGAAGTCAAGCCGGTGTTAGGTGTTATCCGTGCCGGATCCTATGACTCCGCAGGTTCCATCTATGTGGCAGCACTCAAGAAACTCGGTTTGAAAAACATCCCCGCATCCGAAGCTCGTTCTGCGTATCGCGCCTACATGCAGGGTCGAAAGGCCTTAGCTGGTTCGAAAGACTCCGGCGCCAAGGTGACCGAGAAGCCGACTGCCGTCAGCGCAATTTTGAACAATGTTAAATAAATAGGAGATTTTTTGATGCTTCAAAAATCTGTAGGTCTCTATCCTGCTATCGGTATTCCGGGACAGCAGGTTGCATTCAATCAGGCCGTCTACACGCCTCAGAACTACTTGTCTGACGGTACTGTCCAGTGCGGTGGTTTTGCGTTTGCTGTAGCCGCCTCCACAACCGGAACAGCCGTGAAATTCCCAATCGCATCCTTGAAGGGCTCTGCAGGGGCCAAACCGATCGGTTTTGTTGAGCGCACGTTCACGGCGTCCATCGAGCTGGGCACAGATACTCCGGACATTTATCCGAAAGGATCTGAACTGACGATTGCAGTGAGAGGCGATTACTACATCGTCGCACCTGCGGCCGCAACTCTCGGTCAAGCTGTTCTCTGTGATCCGACTACCGGCGCCATCACGTTTGGTGATGCCGGCGCCGCAAATGACACTGGTTGGACGGTTCAGACGGCTGGCGCAAAAGGCGACACGATCATCATTTCCAATCACGGCCTCGGTTATCAGCCTGCCGCGAGTGGATCCTAATCTGAGGTAAAAAATGAACGATTTTGAATTAGCAAAGCAAAAAGGCGTGCATGGTGTGGAAGCAAAAGGATTCATGTCCTATTCCACAGACGCCAAAGGTAAGATCAACGTCGATTACGATGCAACGGTTAAGGCAATGGCTCGAGATGCTGCATTGCAGACTCCTGTGTCTGTCGGCGTCCCGTCAGTCTTCACGACATTCATTGACCCGCAGGTCGTCCCCATCCTGTTTGCCGCCCAGAACGCTACAAAGATCTTCGGCGAAGAACGCAAAGGGGATTGGACTGACAATTTCTTCACCTTCCCGGTCGAAGAATACGCAGGCAATGTGACTCCTTACTCTGACTTCGCAGAGAACGTCTCCACAGACGTAAACGTGGAGTACCCGACTCGTGAAAACTTCCTGTTCCAGACCGTCATCAAGTATGGCGACCGCGAAGTCGGTCTTGCGTCCAAGGCCAAGTTGAATGTTGTTTCTTCTAAACAACAGGCCTCTGCCTACGTTATGGCAATGGCTCACAACAAGTTCGCGCTTTATGGTGTCGAAGGTAAGAAGGTCTACGGTCTGTTAAATGACCCGAACCTGAACGTTTCGATTTCTCCGATCTCCATCACCACGGGTTCTACCGCTAACTCTACGTGGGCGGATAAGTGCGCCGCTCAGCCTGAAAAGACTGCAAACATTGTCTATAACGACATTAACAAGCTGTGGGCTGAAATCAGTAAGAACAACGGCGGTCTTGTTGACCAGAACTCCCGCATTATTCTCGCTGTCAGCAACACCAGAGCTCCGTACTTGACCGAACCGAACTCCTTCGGTCTTACGGCCATGTCCATGCTCAAGCAGTCCTTCCCCAACATCGAAGTAGTTCAGCTTCCTGAGCTGACTACAACTGCTGGTGAAATGCTGTACATGACCGTCCCGGATCTGTTTGGCATTGAAACCGGTATCTACGCATTCTCTGAGAAATACTTTTTGGGTCGTGTGGTTCCGGAAATGTCCAGCTACAAGCAGAAGGTCGTTGGCGGAACTTGGGGCGCTGTTATTCGTCGGCCCAGTCTCGTCGCAACAATGCTTGGCGTCTAACCTGAAATACCCAGCTACGGAGGCCCGATCTCTCGGGCCTCTTTCTTAGGAGATTGAAAATAATGGCTCGTACCAACACCACAAATCAGAAAGCAACATCCGGAAAGGTAGTCGCAGACAACTTCAGCAATACCCAGAAGAAGAGCGCTGCTAAAACTCAGTCCACCGTGATCATTGCTTGCACCTTGGCCCACGGCCTCAAATTTGATGATGTGCCCAACGGCAATGGCGGAACAAAGACGATCATCTTCCCGGGCGTAAATGATTCGCTTAGAGGAAAACGTGACGGGATCCTGCTGGGCAAGGGAAACTCTGTCGCATTCCAGATCGATAAAGAGGACTGGGAAAACATCAAGCGCATGCATGGTCAGGAGGCTGTATTCACAGGCGTGAATGGCGGTATTCCGTGCCTGCTTGAGATGAAATCAGTTCAAGAATTCAGAGGCCGAGAGGACGAATTAAAAGAAGCGTCTCACGGGCTCAATCCGATCGATCCTGAATCGGTCAACGTTGAAGAAGTTAAGAACGAAGAAGGTTAACAAAATGGCTGTCGTCGTCTTTGATCCTGAAAAATTTCGAATCCTTCATCCTGCGTTTTCTGATGAAGTCAAATTCCCAGACGATACTCTGCAGTTCTACTTTGATTTGGCGGTGGAGTTCGTAGGAAATACGGACGCCGACAGCTTTGCTCCTTACGATCCGGATAACAAGATCTATACGAGGGAGCGACTCCTTGATCTTGTAACCTGCCACCTGCTGACACTTAGCCAGCAACCGAATGGTCAAGTTGGCAGGATTGCTAGTGCTACGCAGGGAAGTGTGAGTACTAGCTTTGACCTTCTGAAAACGAATACTTTTGTCGGAGATTGGTGGGCTCAAACCCAATGCGGCGCCATGTACTGGACGCTGACTGCCAAATACCGAATCGGCGGCAGAGTTTATCCCGGAAATAATTATCACCCGTGGGGATGACGATGGGCATCAACATCACATCTAACAATGCGTTCAAAAAGCTGGCAGACAAACTTAAAGCTGAAAAAAATAAGAAGCTTGAAGTTGGAGTCATGATCCCTGATGTGGCGACCTATGCTATGTACTTAGAGTACGGTTGGGTGCAAAGGGTATCAGGGAAGCAAAATGCGTATTTATCGGGGATATTAGACCTGCCAATCCATGATAAGGATGGAAATTACATCCAAAATTTTGGGACGTTGCATCTTCCGGCGCGCCCATTCATGAGAGATACCTACGCTAAAAGGCGATCAGATTGGACTGCAAAATTCAAATCAAGGTTTCTCAAGACCTTCGATATTCAGCATTCCCTTGGAATTATGGGCCAAATGGCGACGGACGATATTAAGGAAACTATTCGAAATGCAGGTATCCCAGCAGGTTCCTTCGAAAAACGGTCCAAACTCACGATGGCTTTACTGGAAGCTCGCGGAGAAATGGACAAGGCCAAAAAATCTAAAGGAAAAGGCCTTCTCCCTAACAACGTGATGACCACAAAGCCTCTGACGCTGAGTGGCGTCCTCCAGAGCTCCATAACTTGGAAGGTTTCCTAATGTCTCTCAACCTACACGCAATTGTCCGCCAGGCAATTAACGCCAACTATGCTGACGAAAAATTCAAGCTGTATCGATCGGTCGGCCAAAAGAATGTAGGAGGAATCGTCCAAGCGTATTACGCACCGCCTGAAGAGATTCAGGGGAATTTTCAAAGCGAAGGCGATAGCGCTCTTGACCATGCCAACTTAGCCGGACAGAACACCATCATCCGGCGCCTGTACCTCTACGCATCGAGCGACCAGAAGCAGCGGCCTTGGGCAATCTATAGGCCATTAGCGAGGTCGGGAGATTATGTCGAAGATTCCAAAGGAGGCCAGTGGTTGATCACTGCGGTGATCGAAGATTTTTCGGACGCAGGTTGGGAGGCGGTCCGCTGCACATTCCAAACCACGCCTCAGAAGCTGAACATCGTAGAGGAAGAAGATGAAAGCACAAAATCTGACCCCGAACATCCGGACAGCGATCCAAGAATTTCTTGAGATATTTGCAGTTCCGGAGGTGGCGCCGGAAAACATTTTCTACGGCAATCAGAACAATCTGGCATTGCCTCCTGAGGGGAACGATTACGTCATCTATTCCTACATCTCCAGCGTTCGACACGGGACGAGTGCCGAGGACTGGGAGCAGGACCAAAACGATGACAACGTTTATCTCTCAACGACTACAGAGGTTTTGGTTCAGGTCGATTGCTACGCATCGACTTTAAACGGCTCGGACGGCATGAATGCGATGCTGAGAGCTCAGGCATTGGAGACTGTATGCAGGTCTCAAGTCGGCGTGCAGTTTTTCGTTGATAGAGGAATCAGCCTGCTTCATGCAGACGATCCGAGAGACACAACCATCGTCGGAGACTCCGATAACTATGTCCGAAGATCAACGCTGATGATTCACCTCAGCATGCAGAGCCAGATAAAGGTTTCGATGGGATTCTTTAGTGCGGTTGATGTTGACCTGAAAAACGTTGATGTGAGCTACCCGCCGAAGGAAAAGCAATGAACGCGCAACTTGCTTTCAAACTTGGGCGTGCATTCAAGCTTGGACTAATGTATGGGCTTGGGAGAACTTACGCAACAAACCCTGGTGATGCTCAGGATGCTGCAAAGTGGATAACGGTGAATGGCACTCATATACCAGTCGGTAAGAATGGCAAACTGGAAGGGAAAGTAGGAAAGAAGGTAGAAAGCCAGCAGTCCTATCCGAAATCGGGGAAAAATCTCATTGAGAGTCCGCCGTCAAAGGATATTCATAGTTACTTGCAAAAGGCCGGAGGTAATCCCGCTAAAGCTATCGTCCTCTATTACGACAATGAACTGCGAGGAGGTTCGGTTAGCACTGAGGTGGAGATATCTGGGAAGAAGCAAACAGTTTCTGTCGTTTTCGATGGCAAAGGGAGAAAGGAATTTAAGAAATTTTCCGGGCACCTACGAGAAATACTAGAGGTTCTTCCTTTTGTTCCAGAAGTAATAGAAAAAGGCTCCTACTTCGGGAGGAAAGAGGCTGTCAACCATACTCCGCAAGTGGCCTTTCATACAAAAATGAAAAACGTAAGGGTTAATGGCATTAAAAAAACAGTGGCTGTCGATATAGGAGAAACGTCAAGCACTGACTTCCATGCGTACAACGTCAACACCGAAGGAAACCGATGGTTTGATAAGAAAAAGGCTTCTTTTGAAATTGAAATGAGAAAAAGAAAAGCCAGAGACGCTGTGCTATTACCGCCTTCTAAGGGCTCGGTGAAAGGTTTACACCGGTCAACAGAACAATCTCTAGCTATGAGCGGAATTGTAGAACGGCCCGAAGAGCCGGTCAAGATGTCAGTCCTAAGAATAAGAATTTTATGAAAAAAAATAGCCCCGTTCAGTTGGTAGCTGAGCGGGGTTTGAGTTAACTGATTGCAAGGGAATCAGTCAATATGAACATTTTACACGACCTAGCGGAGGCCCTAACCATGGTCACTGTCGTTCCTTTGTATGCAGCTCTTCCCGTTTACCTAATCGGTTACGGGCTCGCAGTTTGGGTGATTGCGAAAGCGATTAAGGCTGTAAAGGATATTTTCAAATAAATGAGTTTCTGGTGTGGCTCATAGCCGCTCCATAAAAATTATCGTCGGCGCCTTCTGGCGCTTTTTTATTTTGAGGAAAAATATGTCAATCAATGCTAATCGATTGGTTTCTATCACCCCTCGCATCATTGGAGCTGGGAGCGCCGATCTTGAAACAAATGGTCTGCTGCTGACCCAGAATGCTCTGATTCCTGCAGATTCTCCGGCACTGGAATTTGTGACCGCTGCCGCTGTCGGGAATTATTTTGGTGCCGAATCCCCTGAGGCCGACTTTGCTAATCAATACTTCTCCGGAGTGAACAATCAGCAGAAGGCGATCAATCGTTTGTTTGTGGCACGCAGAATCAATGCAGATGCCGCCGCTTGGATTAAATCAGCTCCGATCACAGCTCAACTTTCTGAACTGACAGCCATTACGACCGGTTCCCTGACGATTTCGGTCAACGGCACAGAAAAAGAAGTCGTGAACCTCGACTTCTCCACGGCTAAGTCTTTCAGTGACGTTGCAACAGAGCTGGCTTCTGCAGTCGGAGCGGTTTCCGGCGCCTTTAATTCTGATCAAAATGCCATCATCCTGACCACCACAGAAACAGGCGATACCGCTTCAATCTCCTTCGCGACAAAGGCGACCACTGGAACGGATGTTTCCGCATTACTTGGATTGACTGAGGATTCCGGCGCCGTTCTCTCTCAAGGTTCCGATGCTCTGACACCTGCTCAGAACATGAATCTTGTGACTTCTGTTTCTCGCAACTGGGTCGGATTCACAACCTTGTATGCAACAGAGGTTGCTGAGGCTTCCGCTTTAGCGGCTTGGGCCGACATTGATGATGACTACGTGTACTTTGATTGGTCAACAGACACAAAGATGCTTGATCAATCTACCCAGTCCACAACGAAAGCCGCCCAATTAGCGGAGAACAACTACAACTGTTTGGCGATGGTTTACGGTACCGCTCAGGATGCCGCGGCCTTCCTTGCAGTTGGTGCCTCAATCGATTGGTCTGCAATTCAGGGTATTAAGACGTGGTTCGCAAAATCTGCTTCCGGAATTAAGGCTTCCGTTCTCAGCGACGAAGTGGCCGAAGCCTTGGATGATCTCAAGGTCAACTATGTCGGAGCATTTGCAACACGCAATGCAGAGTTTGACTTTATCAACCGTGGTTGCTTGCTCTCCGGAATCTATCAATGGATTGATGCCCTGTACGGCATGATTTGGTTCAAAGCACGAATTCAGCGGCAGATTATGGACGGGTTCGCGGCTATCAATCGCGCTCCCTACAACGCTATTGGCTTTGCTTATGTTGAGGCGTGGTTGCTTGATCCCATCAACGATGCCAAGCGCAATGGCGTGATTGATACAGGGTTGGCTCTGTCCAACTCCCAGATTCAGCAATTGTTGACAGAAACCAACAACTCAACGATCAAGCAGGATCTCTACTCAAAAGGTTATTGGTACCTCATTGAATCTCCGTCGGCAAATGTGAGAACCCAGCGAGGAAGCCCTCGTTTGGGACTTTGGTACACCTATGCTGGCAGCATCCAACGAATTGAGATGCCTTTGACAGCCGTAATGTAATCAAAATTTCACAACCGCAAAGACCCGTCGTGATGGCGGGTTTTTCATTTAGGAATGAATAAAAATGCCCGTACAAAACTTTGACATCACATCCGCCAATGCGTCAGCAGTGATGACGATTGAAGAGCTTTACCCGAACGGTCTGAAACTGGAAAGATTCTCCACAGATGCGGCTATTGTTGCCGATTCCCAGCAGGTTGCCGAGACCAGAATGGGTGTCGACGGTCGTATGGCTGCCGGCGTCACACCGAATATTTATCCGGTCACAATCACGCTGGAGGCCAACTCTCCGACTGCGACAGCATTCACAACACTTTACGAAGCAATGAGCGCCAACAAACAGCTCTATGTTTGCAATCTGACAATCAAGATCCCGTCTATCGGCAAGACCTACCAGTTCTCAAATGGTGTGCTGCAGACAGCAAATCCGATGCCGGCACTGAATAAAGTTCTGGCGCCGACAACCTGGGTATTCCACTTCGAATCCATGGAGCGAATCTAAATGAAGGAACCGAAAGTTATCAAATTGGAAGACGGCGGTAATCAGCTGACCTTCAAGATTTATCCGTTTCCGGCAACTAAAGCTGAAGATTTAATGATCCGGATTGCCTTGATGACTGGCAAAAACCTCGATATTGAGAGCGAAATGGGATACAGAGACGTGATCAAAGCGCTTGTCAGTGTTCCTCATGTAGAAGCCAAGGCCCTTTTAGATGAACTGCTTTCCGAGGTCTACAAGGTGGACGGTAAGAGTGAGATCAAATTCTCCTTCGATGATGCAGACGGTTATATCTCTAGCCCGTTGACCATCCTCAAACTCAGAATCGAAAGCTTCAAGGCGAACTTCGGTTTTTTTCCCGACTTGATATGCCAGTTCTCCCCCGCCGTGCAGAATTCTTAGCAGACTGTGCCCGGGTTAGAGGCGTAGCTGTAACTACTCAGCTATCGCCTCTGATCTCTCGTTTAATCAACGGCGGCATGGCGTCCTTGGTCGAGCTTCAGACACAACTAACGCTGGAAGATGCCTACGCATTAGACGAGGCACTTTTGATTAAGAACTACAACTCGTGGGTAGCGCAAAAGAGCGCTTAATAACATGGCTCAAAAGACCGACTCTTTAGTTATTGATGTATCCGTCAACTCGAACGATGTAGTTAAATTTTTCGAGCTGATGTCCGAGAAACTGAATCAGTTGCTCGGATTTGCTCAGGAAGCAGGCGAAAAACTTGACGCACTGGGAGAGGGCTCGGACGGTATCAAAGAGGTTTCTTCCTCTATAAATGAGGCTGGACAAAATGCTAAGAAAACCTCTAAAGACTTAGAGAACGTCGGAACTAGCGGTAAGAAAGCAGGGAAGGATGTTTCTAAGGCCTCAAAGGATGCCTCGAAATCTCTTTCTCAGCTTGATTCAATGGCGAAACAGGTCTTTTCTGCCATTAAGAGTTATGCCGCTCCGCTGGCCGCGATGTTTGGTGCCAAATTCATGTTTGGCAATTACATAGATGAAGGCTCCAAGCTCGACGACATTTCTAAAAAAGTCCGGATGAATGTGTCCGAGATTGATGCATGGAGAAAAGCGAACGTAGCAGCAGGTGGAAGCGCCGAGGCGTTCACTCAGGCCATGCAAGCGTTTACTGAGCGCACAGGAGCAAGCGGAGAGGTTTTCCTTCGTATGGGAAAACAGCTCAACGGCATGACTGGTGCTCAGGCGAACTATGCTCTGAAATATCTCGGGCTGACACGTGAAAGCGCGGCTGTTTTTCTGCAAAACAATAAGCAGATGGGAGAGCTGGTTGAGACATATCGGAAACTCGCCTTAACGCCTAAAGATGCAGAGAATGCTAGACGCTTCAAAATTTCGTGGCAAGTGACCGGAATGGCGATTCAAAGTATCGGTAATGAAATTGCGAAATTTTTCCTTCCGTACATTGAGAAGGCCGTCAAGGTTTTCGGCGACGCCTCTTTGTTTATTGGAGAGCATAGCCAATTTATCAAAATTGCGTTAACCAGTATTGCTACAGCAGCGGCATTGGCGTTTGGGCCTAAATCTGCCCTCATGATGGCGGGCAAGCTGCTCGGTCTTCTAGCCAGTCCGATCGGTCTTCTTATAGCCGGAGTTCTCCTGCTTGCCGGGGCTATCGATGACTTAATTGTCTTCGCCAAAGGCGGACCGAGCGTATTTGAAGATTTCCTGAAATCTGTAGGCTATACGGACGATCAGATCAAAGGAATCCGCAAGTCGTTTCAGGACGCTTGGAAGTCAATCTCAGACCTTTTAGACAAACTTTCACCGCTCAAAGACATGTTCCTGCAGGCCTTCGGGGACGTGGTTGTAGCGGCGATTACGGCTGTCGTAGGGTTTATCGGAGATTTGGCTAAAGATATCGCGAACCTGATAAATACCATCCCAAAGATGAAGGATAACTTCATCAAGGCGTGGGAGGACATTGAATCCGGATGTAAGAGAATTTTCAAATGGCTGGAAGACAAAATGAAGTTTTTCACCGATTGGATATTACCTGACTGGGCCTCTAAATCTATTGACACCGTGGGCGGATGGTTCGGGTTAGGTGACGATAAAAAAGCACCGGTTACAGCTCCTCCGGGAGCTCAGGCCGGTGCCGCTGCTTCGATGGTTCCTAGGGCTTCTTCTTCGGTTATCAACGCGCCGATGAAAACGGATGTCAGCATTACCATCCAGGGCAACGCCGATCCTAAGGCCGTACACGACGCCGCCTACCGTGCGGTAATGGAAGGTCAGGGAGATTATGAGGATATGCTGCAGAATGCGGCCAGTGGATATCGTCAAGGTGGTGGTTAAATGGCTAGTCTAAACTCTGTAATGTCCATGGGCTGGGCGGTAGTTGGCAACAATCTTCTGCCATTCGTTCCGTACACTTCTATTGGCGCAGTTGATGCAGATAAATCTTCAAGGGTTCCAACAGAGCCCATTGAAAATGGCCAGCTGGCAGCATTCAACATTGTGCGGGAACCTGAACGGGTGAACGTGGAGTTTTTGTTTAACGGTAATTACGCCATTCAGGTTTTAGCCCTTGCCATGCTTGATAGGCGATTAAACAGTACCGACACCTGCACGATATTTAGCCCAGCCAAAATTTGGCGAAATATGGCGCTCGATCATTATGATTTTTCACAAACTCAAACGACGGGCGCCTCAATGCTCAACGTTCACGCTTCGTTCGTTGAAATTGTCTCTGTAAACCTAAGCCAGCAAAAAACCTCGTACTCGCCAAAGCGCGCAACCTCGGCCAATAAGGTGAATACCGGGCAAGCCCAAGTGAAACCAGGGTTCTTAAAGAGTATTACCAACTTATTTAGCAAATGAACCAAATCGTTATAAGCGCTCTTCCGTTCCAAGAGTTCTCATGTGTTCTTGACGGTCAAAACTGCGTGATCAGGTTACGCCAAGTTGCCGAATATCTCTTTTGTGACCTAATGGTTGAAGGTGTCCAGATATTCTCTGGGCGCCGGTGCTGTGTAGGTACAGACATCAATTGTTATCCGACGCCTCTATTTTCGGGGCGTTTGTTTTTTGTCGATACCTTAGGGAACTCGGACCCTCAATATGAGGGGCTCAACTCAAGATGGATCTTGGTCTACGAGGAGGCAGGAAATGCCGTCACTACTGCCGGAAATTGATAAAAACACAACCTACACGCAAAAAGAGGTCGCTGTAACCATTACCCTTGACGGTCAAGAGGCGGTTACGTTTCAAGGATTTGCGGTTAAGTGTACGGTCGAAAAGTCCGGATGTCCTGCATTTCCCAAAGCTCAGATAGAACTTAAAGGGTTGTCCTTAACCACGATGGAGCGGCTGACCCATTTAGGATTTAAGTCATTTTCATTGAAACGAAACAAAATCAATGTTTCTGCCGGAGAGAAGGGCAAGACACTCTCCGTTATTTTTAAGGGCGAAATCATTAACGCCTGGGCCGATTTCAATGCCGCTCCTTCTCCGACTTTTAAGATCGAAGCTAATTGCGGACTATTTCCCGCACTGATTCCTCAGCCGCCAATTTCTGTTAACGGAAATCAAACGGTCGCAGGCTTAATTGACCAGATCTCAAAAGAGATCGGTTACACGCTTGAGAATAACGACATCACGGCTTCAATCAAGGACTGCATCATTGAAGGCGATCCGGTTACGAAAATGAGACGAATTGCCGGAGCAGTGGGGGCTAACCTGATTTTTGACGATGACAAGGTGGTGCTCGTTGAAAAACACGGAATCCGGAAGACTCAGGGATCTATTCCCTTGATTAACGCAATGAATGGGATGATCGGGTATCCGACATTCTCCAACAACGGAATCAACGTTACGACGTTTTTTAGGCCGGATCTGCGGATCGGAGCAAATTTCAAATTAGAGACGATAGTCCCCAGAGCATCCGGAACTTGGAAGATCACGGGGCTTCGGCATGAGCTCAGTGCAAACGATCCTGGTGCTCAGGCGTGGAAAACGAGCATTACAGCAATCTATCCTAGGTGGTGAGGTCGATGAGTAATCAAGAATTCAGTGCGAACTATGATGACTTTGCAGGCTCTAATCCTATAAATGCCCTAGAGTTTTTCGTAAAGTCGATCCTTTCTAAGACGGTCTATACGGCTTTTCCAGTCACCGTAACGGCAGTTCATAGGACAGGAACAGAAGCCGGCGCCGGTTACGTTACGGCCAAGCCTTTGCTAAAGCCTATGAATGTACAGGCTCAAGGGATTGAAGTGACGACGATTCCCAAATTGCCGTACTTTCGACTGCAGCATGGTACCGCCGCTATCGTCTGTGATCCAAAAGTTGGAGATGTGGGCTTGGCTGTTGTTGCCAAACACGATATTTCAAATGTGAACGGGGACAACACGTCTAAGGTTCCGGCGACATTTAGAGAGTTCGATCCATCTGATTCTTTCTACATTGGAGGATTCTGGGGAAAAGCTCCGGAAGTCTTTATTCACTTGGAAGATGAAGGGACTATCCAGATTAAAGCTCCGACAAAGATCACGATGGAGGCTCCGGAGTGTGAGGTCAATGCGAGCACCAGTTTCACAGTCAACTCTGCTCAGATCAATTTGAACGGACCGATTTCCGGCGGTGGTTCTGGCGGTGCTGACGCAACATTCAGTGGCGATGTTAAAGCGAAGGGTATCAGCTTGACTGAGCACGTTCATTCTGGCGTGGAAAGCGGGAATTCAAGTACCGGCGCCCCGCAGTAAACGAGGAAGTTAGATCATGCCGCATACAGCAAAAACAGCTCTTCTGAATCCTCAGTCATGGGATCTGCAGCTGACAAAAGAAGGAAACATTCTCCTAACGTCCGGAGCTTTGGCTATAGCTCAGAACTTGGCTAACGAGATTCGGTTGTGGACCAACGACGCTTATTTCCAGCAGGCCAACGGCATTGCATGGAAGGAAGCCCAACTCGCCAAAAAGCTGGATTCCTCCGTCCTTGCTCAATTGATCCATGAGGCTGGGAATAGGGTTGATGGTGTGAAGTCCGTTGATTCTGTTGACATTACCGAGTTCAATGAGGAAACGAGGACACTCCACGGAGAGATCACGATAACGACAGAGCAGGACGAAACAGTTTCTTTTGTGTTCTAAAAAATTATGGCTCAAATCATTTTTAATCCTTTGGTCGGCGTTGAACTGCCCAGCACGCAAGAGATTCGTTCTGATCTCGGTTCACGTATTCAGCAGGCGTTTCAAACATCGCCCACAGATCCGCTTTTGAACATCGAGCCCAGTTCCCCGATGGGGCAGGTCCTTGATCTGATCGTGGCCGAAATCGAGGCCAAAAACTCTGAGATTCTTTTTCTGTCGAACATGGTTAATCCGGATCTCGCAACAGGAAAATTCTTAGATGCGCTGGCGGCGCTTTACGGTTTAGACCGCAAAATCTCCGAGCCCACGGTAGTCAACTGCGTTCTGACCGGCCTGAAGGGGACGGTTATTCCCTATGGTGCGATCGCTCAAGATTCTCTCGGCAACCAGTACAGACATTCGGCGGCAGCAGGTGCGCGAATCGGAGACACAGGAAG